ACAAACTTTTTTACAATAGGAAGTATTTTATACTTTTCTTGCACAACAAAAGGTTTGTGGCACGTAGGTCTTGACTCTGCTAAAGATCCTTTAGCAGTTAAAGGCGCATTTGCTTGGGCAGCGTAATAAATAATTAATGTGGGGCTTCGGCCCCACATTTTAATTTTAAGGAGAATAATATGGACTCAGATCAACATACGTTGAACAAAACAACTGGAGCTGCTTCTGTTTTAAGAAATTCAAGAACTAGAGTTACTTCTTTACAAGGAAGAGGTGAAGCTGGTTCTGTTTTATCTTTACACGATGTTGCAGATGCAACAAATGCAGGTGCTGGTAATTTAAAAGCAACTTATAAATTTGAAACAGAAGGATTAGAAGTTTATATACCTGGTTCTGGTATTTTGTTTAAAAACGGAGTTTGTGCAACTTTAACACAAACATCCGGTACAGACGGAAGTGTTACCATGACAATTACGAGAGGATAGTAAATGGCTAATACAACTTCGGGAACAGCAACGTTCGATAAAACTTTTGCTATTGATGAAATAGTAGAAGATGCTTTTGAACGTATTGGATTAAATAATGTTTCTGGTTATCAATTAAAATCTGCACGAAGATCTCTTAACATCTTATTTCAAGAATGGGGTAATAGAGGTATTCACTATTGGGAAATAGATGAGCTTAATTTAGACTTAATTGAAGGACAAGCAGAGTACGATTTTTTTAGATCTAGTGGTGATGGCACAAGTGCAACATCTACTCCAAACGGAGTATATGGAATGTCTGATGTTCTCGAAGCACAATTAAGATCTAACAGAACTCAAACAACACAATCAGACAGTCCTATGACTAAAGTAGATAGATCTACTTATGCAGGTTTTTCTAACAAGTTGTCAAAAGGTACACCTAACCAATATTGGGTAGAGAGATTTATTGATAAAGTTAGAGTACATGTTTATCCAACACCAGACTCTACAAATGCATCTAAAGATATGCATTTTTACTACATAAAAAGAATACAAGATGTAGGTGATTATACAAACGCAACAGATGTGCCTTTTAGATTTGTCCCTTGCATGACATCTGGTTTAGCATTTTATCTTGCACAAAAATTTCAACCACAAGTGGTTCAAGCTATGAAGTTATATTATGAAGATGAATTAGCTAGAGCTTTAGCAGAAGATGGTTCAGCTTCTAGTACATACAT